TCAAGGACGTTGTCCATCGTTGCGTCGAACAGGCCCGACAGCGAGACGGTGGCGTCCTTGAGGCCGACGATGTATTCCTTGTCGTCATCCCCGAAGGTCGTAGTTTCCGCCGTCTCGATCGAGCGACTCAGCGAAACGTCGTTGAAGTACGCCGAGTAGTCAGTCACGGAACCTGCCCCGACCGACGCCTCCATCGCCACATAGGCGTTCTTGCCGTGAACAAAAGCCATGAGCTTTCCTCCTGATTAGTTCGCAGCGAAAGCCACGAAGATTGTTGCGGAGCCGGATGCCCCCGCAAGGGTGTAGGACACCCGAACGAACTGGTTGTAAGAGTTGGCCACTGTGATCCGCTGAGAGGATGTGGTGGAGGCGGCGATCTGCGTGAAGGCAGCGCCAGTGATGTCGGCGTAAGTGCCACCGAGCGAGGTTGAACTCTGGAGCTTCACATCGAGAGTTCCGTCGTGGTCATTCGCCGTGACATGGAGGTGGGCGACCAACGAGGTGCCCGCCGCTCCAGTGTCAACTCCGGTGGCCTGGCCCGTGGCCGACACCGCAGCAAGGTTCACAAGAGCGACTCCTTGGCGGAGTCCGGCGTCAACTTGGAAGTCAGCCGAAGCTGCAACCACATCACCCACCGGCATCGAGATGTCGTAGGAAGTCGTCTCGGCCTTGGCCAGCGACGCACGGTTGCCCGCAGTCGCCCCGTCGTAAACCATTGAGACAATTCCGGCATCGTTCGTGCCGAGCGACTGGCGCAGCACATCGTCAACTGCGTTGGCCGAGCCGTCGAACATTCCCGACATCGAGATCGTGCCGTCACGCAGGCCGGTGATGTAGGTCTTGTCGTCGTTCCCAAACGCCGTCGTCTCGGCTGTCTCAACTGCGTGAGAAGCCGAGGCGTCGTTGAAGTACGAACTCAGGTTGTACTTGTTGTAGAGGACTGCGGTGCCCTTGCCATGGATGAACGCCATTTACTCTTCCTCGCCCTCGGCCGAGTTGTCCTCGGCAAGTTCCTCGGCCACATCTTCGGCGTAGTCCTCGTTGACCCTGGACTCAGCGCCGACCGGCTCGATGATCCCCTGGGCCTTGAGCCAAGAAACGTCGTTACGGGGGATGTCGCTCACGACATCTCCCGGCTCCGCACGCTTGCCTTTGTAGTCAATCCCCACGTTCACTTTGTAACTGGCCATTGAACTCTTCCTCGGGTACGCCAAATGTGGATTCACCCGAGGAAGGCCACACAGAGCACGAAGAGTCCTAAAGCAAAGCCACGGAGGGCACGAACTAAGTTTTGCCAAAGATTACGACTGATGCCGGTTGGCCTCAAGAGCCACGCTGATTTTTCGCCTTGCATCTTGTGCAAGTGATCGTCCACGGCCTCGTCAGGGACTCAGCGAGCAACTTGTTGCATCGCCAGCACCGGGGGTTCTCGTCAATCTGCGTGCCCTCGCCGTAAGCATCCATCAGATTGGCCTCATCACCGCAAAGTTCATCGAGAACAAGGCCCGGCCGTTGGCGTCACGGTTGGTGAGGGCAGGAAGCGAGATCGGCTCGATGCGGTGGTACGTCTTGTTGTTGACCGTCGTCTCGGTCAAGTCCACGAAAATCTCGAACAACTCCTGGGCGTCGGATCGGCCCGTCTCGTAGCTGGGATTGCGGATGATGACCTGCAACTCAGGCCGGGTCACCGAGGTGGCGCCGAACGTGTAGAGCGGTGCGACTCCTGCATTCTCGAAGACACCCATGCAGGTATCGGGGGACTCAGGCATCAGCGAGAGGAAAAGATTGGTGCCCAGCGCAAACTTTCCCGAGTAGCTGTCGGCGTACACGGTGTCGAGGTAGGCCCCGACATCGGTCAAAAGTTGCGTGGTCATGTCACGCCTTTGCGCCGCTGAACTGCCGCCGACATGAGCTTCTCCATCATGCGGGGGATTTCTGGAGCCAGCATGTAGAGCGGCTTCGAGAGGTACTTGTTCTTGCCCTGACCCCAGACTTCACCTTGCCGTACCCCCGAGGGGATGGTGTCGGGGGCCTCGTGAACTGCGAGGGCGTACTCATAGGCAGCACCGCCGTAACCGAGGGTGGCGACCACCATGTCGCCCTTCTGCTCGACTCCCAGAACCGTCCCGCTGTCCTGCAAAAGACCGGTCACCACGGGCACGAAGTCTCGCTTCGAGGTCGTCATCACTACCTCGGCCGAAGCGTTCAAGGCCATCTTCAAGTCAGAGATCGTGGCTTCGGCTGCCTCGGGAAAGTTGTGCGTCATCTCGATCTTCATCGTCATGCGAACGTCACCACCGAATGTTCGAGGCCGGGCACCTCGTCGTGACGCTCGACTGAAACGATGTCGGGACTCGTCCCGTCAGCGAACGTAATCAAGTCCTCGTAATCGAGGGTCGTGTCGTTGATGTAGGCCCGCACCGGCTGGGTCAACTCATCGACCTGAAGCCCGCCGTTCAACTGAAACCTCGGCTCGACGTAAGCCGCCACCACCCGAGGCGTCCCGCCGTGGACATCCTCGCCGTAGTTGTTCATCGAAGTCTTCGGCGTGATCGTGACCGTGTGAGGGAAGAAGTCAACGAGTTGCTGGTCGATGGCCATCAGTAAATCCTGTTGTACGACTCATCCACGGTGGCGGCCCGCTTGTTGTCTTGGAAGCCCTTTCGGACGTAGATCATCTCCCGGTTGGTGTCATCCTCACGGGCCTGCTTCTCGTCCTTCTTGTAGCCAGAAAGGAACGGCCCCACCGGGTCGGTTTCTTCCTTGGTCAACAGGTTGTCGGCCAACTGAAGGTACTGCCGGTACTTCGCCGCAAAGTCGGCCTGAAGCCCACCGATCGAACGACTCATGTTGCGAGCGAACTTGGCGGCGATTGCCCGAGCAGCCTCCGAGGCGCTGCGGTTCACCGAGCCATGCTCCGTGATGAGGTAGTCGATCTCCTCGTTCGAGATCAACTGGTCGTTCGTATCAGTGTCCCCGACGAGAAAGCGCACCGCATCGGTGCTTGAACTCGACGGATCGCCGCTGTAGCTCCAAGTCATAGCCCTGCTCCTGCCCAAAGATTAGATGAGGGGTCGAAGCAGGGATAGAGCTACGAGCTAGCAGCCTGCTTCTTGGTCGCCTTCTTGGCGGCCTTCTTGGCTGGCTTCTTCTTTTCGGGGATCGAGGTGTCGCCACTCGCCACGTTCACGATCCGACGCCCCTCGGCATCAGGCTCGGGAACTGACGCACCCGAGGGGAGCGCCTGGATGTAGCGGTTGGACACGAGCGAGTCGATACGACGCCAACCTGTCGTATCAACGACCTCACCCCTGACAAAGCGGTAGTCGCCCTCGCCATTGAACGGGCGGAGGATGACGTACCACTTGGTGTCAGGGGTGACGTACTCGATCAAAGGGTCAACGGTCACTTGGACACTTCCTTAGTTGCCTTTTGCTTGGACTGTTGCTTACGCCGGGACGTAGCTGATGTACGCAACACCGGCAAACGAGCCGATGGTGCCGGTGATCGAACCGGTGACGTACTGCGACGAGGTGAGTGCCCGAGCGGCCTTGCCGTTCGTGCCCCCGTCGTCAATCGAAGAGATGACGCCCGCCGTAGCGGTGGACTTCCCGTCGATCAGCGTGTCGTCGGAACCGGTGCCATCAGCATCCACGCCCACATCAATCGTGGTCGTAGCGCCGGAGGCAGTCGTGATGTCGATGACGACACTCTGAACGATGATCCGACCCCCGGTCGGGTTACCCCAACTGAGGGCAGCCGCATTGCCAGTCGCAGCGGTCATCGTCACTCGTGCAGTACGAACGACAGGAGCACCACTCGTGGCGTTGGCGTCCTCGACAATGATGTCACCTGCGAGAAGCTGTCCATTGGTTGCCTTGTTTGGCATAGCTAGCTCCTAACTAGATCAGGCGACGCAGTTGCTGAAGAAGTAACCGAGGTCCGTCGAAACCACTTCGTAAGTCCAGGCCATCTGGGCCTCGATACGATCCGCACGAAGCTCGTTCATGCGGAAGCGGGAGATACCGACCGTGGTTCCCTGGCCGTCCGACACACCGTCCCAGGCGAACTGGTAGCCCGCCGACGGGGTAAGGATGCCGGGGCTGGGAGCGACGTAGTACAGAGCGGCGTTCTTGCCGTGGACTGCACCCATCGAATCAGCCGCACCCTCAGCGCCCGAGTTCTTGATCGCACGAGCGGTCATCACTCGGTCAACGCCGAAGAGCGAAGCGAGAGTCGCCTCGGTCGGGACGTTGGCACTGGTGTACTTGATCCGGTCAACGATGTCGGGGTGGTTGCGGAGCTGACGCATGGCGTCGTAGCTCAGCACCAGGGTGTTCGGCAGGAAGCCGGTCGAGTTGAGCATCGTGGCCTTGCCAGTCTCAACGTCCTCGATCGGGTCGGAACTCGTGTAGTTCGACCACTGGGTGAAGTCGGTGCCACCAACAACGTCGGTGTCCCAAACGCCCGTGGTGAAGAACGACGAAGACCAGTCGATTTCCTGACGCATGAGCATCCGCTGGGTCACGAACTGGGTCGCATCCCGATCGGGGTTCAAGGGGTCATCGGCGTTGGCACGAGTCTGATCGTCCACATCCTTGTGGAAGGCGTACACATCGGCGTTGTAGGTCGCCGTGGTGAGGCCATAGCCAGAACCGGCCGACGGGGTGGACGGGGCACGAAGCTGCGCCTCGTCACGGAACCAGTCGCCCTTGTCGTACTTGAAGTACTTATCCGACTGCTTGGCCACGCTGATCGAGGGGAAAACTCGATTGGCAACGTAAGTGGCCTGTGATTGGATGTATGCGATGGACAACTGCGACAGAATCGCATCGACATGAACGTCGCTTGAAGTGGGCTGAGGCATCTTTCTTTACTCCTCGGATCAGGCCGCTCGATGCGGGTTGGCGCAATTGACAAGAGCCGTACCGATGACGCCCGCAGCACCAGTCGCCGTCAGCATCTGGCCGATGACGTACTTGGTGGTGTCGGTGCCGGGGGTGTAGGCAGCAAGCTGACCGTCAGCGGCGGTGCCGATGAGGTCGCCCTCGTTGAGAGCAGCGTCGGAGTCAACCTTCGACACGCCCACCGAAACGATGGTTGCAGCCTGACCAGCGGTCGGCTTGTTCTGAAGGATGCCCACAGGGACATCCGTAACGGCGGCACACACGGCCGCCTTTCCGTTAGCATCGACCTTGACCGCGTAGAACTGCTTGGCCGAAAGATCGGCGGCCGCCTCCAGCGTGATCTTGACCGGCTGTGCTGACTGGTATGCCATATCAGTTACCTCGCAGGTATTCGGTGTAGAGGGACGGGTCGGCCTCGACGGCCTTAGCGATCGACTCGGCGTGGGTCATCTCGCTACCTTCACGGAGGCGAGCCGCAGCCTTTTCGATTCGGCCCATCGAGGAGTCGTTGGCAAAGCTGGTCGCCTTGCCCACCTCGGTGAACAGGTTGCCCTGAGCCACGGACTCGTTCGCCGCAGCAAGGACACTGGTGATCGCCTCGAACTGCTCTTCGGTCAGCACCTCGGCCGCAGCCTTCAGCACCGGACCAAACTCGGCAGCATCGACCGGCAGGCGGTCAAACTCCGCAGCCTTGGCGATGAACTCACGCTCAAGGCGGAAGTCACGCTCAGCCTTGGCGATGGTTTCGGCAGCCTGAGCACGCTCTTCGGCGGCCTTGACGATCTCAACGATGGCCGGGTCGGCGTTCTTGAGGATTTCCTCTTCGCCTTCCACGAACTCGGCCATCTTGGTCAGCTCGTCAATCATTTCGGCGTTAGCCGACTCAAGCGACTCGATGTAGTCGTAAACCTCACCGGGGAGATCGACGGCCTCATCGGACTTCTGCATGGCACGAAGGCGGGCCATGCGCTCCTTGTCGCTCTCTTTCTTCATCTTCTTGTCGGGATGACCAGGCTTCGAGACTTCTTCCTCGTCTTCTTCTTCCTCGTCGTCTTCCATCTTGCCGTAATGATCGGGCTTGGAAACTTCTTCCTCGTCCATCATCATCTTGCGCTTCTTGCCAGGGTGGCCGGGCATCTTTGGCTCCTCGTCACTCTTGAATAGGACAACCTTGCTCAACTGATTGGCAGGCCGATTGACGAGGCTGACTTCATCGAACTCCATATCGGACAGGCGATTGCCAACCACAGTCATGGGTCGAAGATTATTCGTGCCCTTTGCTCACCGACAAGAGCCGCCAGGAACTTTTCTGGAAGTTTTGCGGGAAGGCTATTTTTTCTTGGTCTTCTCGTAGCGCTCAAGAAGACGGCGCCCCTTGGCGGCCAACTCCGCAGCATCGGTGCGGTTCTTAGGAACTGGCTCGCCCCACGCTGCCGCCGACAAGGCAAGGCGAGTTGGCTCGCCCTTGTCGTTCTGCATCGGCCCCGAAGGATTCGTAAAGAATCGGGTCAGGAACGACCCCTTGCGGCGCATCTTTTCGGGAGTGTCGGCTGCACCTTTGACTCCCGGCTTGAGGTTCGCCCCTTCCTTCGCCTTGAAATGGCGACGGCCCGCAGCAGTGAGGCCACCCTTCGGGTCCTTGATCGGCTGCTTCTTCTTGCTCAACTCAGCCACGTTGATGGTTGGCCGGATCGTGCCCGGCAATACGGGGTGGCCGCCAACGACGACCTCGCCCTTGACCAACTCACACACACCCTCGACCGAGCGAGGCGCACCGTGGCCTGGCTTCGACCGGGCCTTCACAAACTTTCCGACGTACCGAGCATCATGCATCATTCAGCCTCATCAACTCGTTGAACAGTAGCTCGATGGTTTCTTCGTTCAAGGCGTCGCCCGGCATGAGCAGGACTCGACTGCCAGCCTTGCGGAGCCGCACCTCTGCATTGGCGCCCAAATCCCAAATCGCAATCTGGTCGGTTTCCTTGCCCATCTCGACGGCCTTGCTTCGGTCCATCACCACGGTGGCTACGTCGAGGTAGTAGTTGCCATCGTCCAGCCAAGCGCCGACATACTTGTTCGGCTCGGCCAACTCGTCTTCCCAATTCTTGATGAACTCACCGATGAGCTTCCGGCCTTCCTCGGCGAACACTCCCGTGGCGTGCTTCTCTTCGGCCGTGTAAGCCTGGGCCGGGTCCGCCACTGCGAAGCCGTCCTTCTTGAACTCACGGGTGCGGATGTCGAAAGTCGCCCCCTCGTTCTGCATGATGTGCCGGAAGATGCGAAGGTTCCTCGCCCAGTTGCCGTGGGACTTTTGGTCGTGGGTGCCGTGCTTCTTGAGCTTGCGCTTGCTATCCACCCGAACCTTTGAGTTCAGGAAGCGACGATAGCTTGCCCGCACCTCGGGAGCGTCCTGCTCCCAAGCAGCCGGGTCGTTGTCGGCCCACCAGCGAGCAAGCTCGGAGAGGGAACTCGGCTTCGCTGGGCCACGCAGCTTCTTCTTCTTAGCCTTGCCCTTCGCAACCTGGCGACTCGCTGTGCCGATGCGCCGCTCGAATGGGGTGCCCTCAAAGATGATGCCGTCACCGTCACGGTCAATGACATCAGCCCTGACCACGACAGCTCGCTCCTTGGGCTGAAGATTGAGTTCAGAGGTGGACTTCTCGCCGTACCAGTCAGCGCTGCTCTTCAGGTAGTCGTAGAAGCGCTCTTCTTGGAACTCGGCATCGTTCATAAAGAGCGCAGGGCTAACGCCGACCCTAACGGTTCGTGTTTCATCTAGTGAACGGTCATCGAACGGCAGGTCCGTAGGCCAGACTGTGATTTTGACATCAACCGGAATCTCGCTGGTGAGGATCGACTCGTACTCATTACGAATAAGGCTGGGAGCCGCCAGGACATCCTCGGCAGTCGTGAAGAGTGTGCTACCAGCCTGTTGACTGCTCGTGATCTCTCGACGCAAATCGTCCATGCGACGAGTGGCTTCTTCATCAACCTGAAACCCAAGTTCGTAAACGTCGAAGTCAACCCTGACGTTCATGCCGGGGTTGTTGTCGATAGCCATATCGAGGGCTTTGTTTGTGATGGCGACACTGTTGTTCCGCAGAATCCGCTCAAACGCATCGGTGCGTGCCCAGTCATCGGGGAAGAACATCTCGTCAAGAGGGCCACGCCGCACAATCATGAAGGGATCGTTCGGCGTGTAACCGTAGCGAAGCCAGGTGTAGCCACCATTCATGCCCGAGCCTGACACCGCATGAACGTGCATGTTGCCGATACCGGCCTTGGCCATCTGGTCTTCCCAGTGGCTGAGCAACGTGGTGCCGACTCCCATTCCCTGAATGTCATCAGCCAGCCAGAAAATGTTGTTCTCAACAAAGGCGCCTGTCCACGGGTCGTCAATGATTACCCGGTCCGCATTACCCAGGTGCACGCCAGTGTCAGCGTCTTTGATGGTGAGACTGACTGAGGTTTCACCTGCGCCACGGCTGTAGCCGCTAGCTTCCACGGCCAAGTTTCGACCATCGTCCGTCACGAGGTTGAGGTCGAAGATGTCGTCAGCTAGCTGGTCACCGGACTCATACTCATCGAAATACTTTGGCTCTGCCGAGTCGATGACCATCCCGGCCCTCGTCTCGTAGACATGCGAGAAGTCAGAGGGGTCTATGCTGACTCGCTCTTCCTCAAACCGGAAGTTGCCGTCAGCACCGAGGCGGGGGAGGCGTTCCTGACCGCTGATTGGCAACGGGCGCATGAGAGTGCCCTGGCCAAGCTCAGGCAACGAGGCGAGGTATCTACGCTCCGCCGCCGACAGGACGACGTAGCCGTCAGGAATTGTAACGCCTTGGCTGGGGCGGCTGACTCGACCCTTCGCCCAGTTGCCGTGAGATAGCTGATCGTGGTCGCCATGCTTAGCCAACTCATGATCGTGATTGGCGTGCTTCTTGAGCTTGCGGCTCTTGGAGTTGAGGAATCGTTGATAGCTGGCTTGCACCTCGGGGGTGTCGTTTTCCCAAGCCGCTGGATCGTTGTCGGCCCACCAGCGGAACAACTCGCCTAGCGACTTTGGCTTGCTCGGGCCACGCATCGCCTTTTCGACGGACGCACCAATGCGGCGCTCGAACTCGGTTCCCTCGAAGATGATCCCGTCACCATCGGCGTCGATAGCATCACGGCGCACCAAAACGGAGTCGTTGCGCTTCGCTGGGCCGAGCGACTCAAGCTCCTTGGAGCCGTACCAGTCAGCAGAATCTTTTAGAATCTGTGTCCACTCATCCTGAAGTTCGTCGGCGTAGCCATAAACATTGACACTCAGGGTTACGTCATCGCCGGGGAAGTAGTGGTCCACACCTGCGTCATCGGTGTAGGTGCCGGTGTTGTCGTAGCTGCTGATGAAAACCTCGTCGGCGTAGTACAGCTCGTCACGGATGCGCTGGCCCACGGTCAAGCAGCCAGCGGCGTCATACGTTGAATCTCGTGCCGTGGCAGCAGCGCTGTAGATATTGTCTCTCACTTTTTCTGCTGCTTGGTACGCAGCCTCATCAGCCAACTGCGCCGCAAACTCGGATGCTTCCTTTGGCGACAGGTCTGGCAGCTCCGACTCAATAGACGACTGGATGGTGGTCTTGTACTCATCTCGGAAACTGCCGGATCGGATTTCATCCGCCAGGCCCTTGTCATACATGATGTGCTCAGCCCAGAAATCATCACCCGCCGTCGCAGCAACGTATCTCGGGTCGTTAGGTTCGTAACCCGTTCGCAGCCAGGTGTAGCCACCGTTCGAGTCCCGGCCTGATACGGCATGGACGTTGGCGTACATCAGGCCCAAAGCAGACTGCTGATCTTCCCAGTGCGCCAGCAGGGTCGTGCCGATCCCCTTACCCTGCGCCGCACGAGGCAGCCTGAAAACATTGTTAGAAACTTCGCCAGTGTTGAAGTCCAAAGTTCGGTCGATTGTGGCTCGAAGCTGCGTGCGCTCGCCCGTTGCTACGTCAACCTGATAGATGTCGCACCCTGCCGCAACGCTGCCGTCGTAGTTCTCTTCGGCTCTCCTAGTCCTGACTTGGTAAAGAGTTTTGCCGTCGGGCGACAAGATGTCGGTATCAAAAACCGTTGACACCAGCGCCTCGATTTGCTCTGGTGAGGCTTCGGAAAAGTCAAGCGTTGTGTCGCCCCACCTGTCCTCCACAAACTTTACGCCGAACTCGTCTAGGCCCTTCTTCCAACTATCGTCAACGTCAATGACGAAGCCAGCCTTTGACCGGTAACCGAAGCCCAGAAGCCGCTCGTCAAGCCCGCCTATTTTTTCTTCAGGGCCGAAGAGAGTTTGTTGATAGCTTCCAATACTCCTCAGGTACTCAAGCTCTTCACGGCTGAGCTGGACGTAGCGGTCTTGCAATTCCTCGGGGATGTTAGAAGCCCGCCGAGTTGAGGAACCACCCTGGCCGTTTGCCCACGCCCCGTGGCTCTTCTGGTCATGTTCGGCGTGCTTGGAAAGCGAAGGAGCCGGGGGCTTCTCGTTGAAGACTTGGGACTCATCCCATCGGCCAATCGCCTCCTCTACCGATTCAACTAGAGGCCACTCGGAATCAGGCTTGAACTGACGGTAGGTCCAATCAACCGCCACCCATTCGACTCCGCCGCCTTCTTTGGGGAACCCAACCACCGGGATGTTGTGGTTCTGGCCCTGGCGAATCCGCTTTGGCTCCATCGCATAGTCGAAGTCAAGGAAGTCAAGCCGGTCCTCGTCAATGGCCTCGGGCTTTGCGCCTCGGACGTAGTAGGACTTGTAGCCAAGCTCGGGGTGGTTGGCTTCTAGCCACTGCCTGAACTGAAGCTCGACACGAATGCACTGGGTCAGCGAGCCGTCAGCCGTTGAGCATGGCTTCACTGAATCACGGAAGCCATCAACCACCTCAGCCAGCCGAGCGGCTTTGCCACCCGCCCAAGACCCGTGGCTTTTTTGGTCATGTTCGGCGTGTTTATCGACCAGCGAACTCAGGCCACGCTTCTTCTTGCGCTTGAACTTCCAATTGGTCGAGGGGACATGCACTTCTGAACTGTCGGGCTGCTGCTTGGTGACCGTCTTGTAGGTGCCGCCCCGGCGCTTGTACTCCTGCACCAGCCAGCCGTTCGCATACGCCGACGGGTAGACATCGAACTTCCGCTTAGCCTCCGCCTTCACCTTGGCGTACAGCTTCGGGTTGCTCGGAATGTTCTTGGACTTCTTCACCTCGGTAGGCACGTTGATCGGCTTCTTGCCCTTGCGATCCTCGGTGGACTCAGCCCGACGCTTACGCCGCACGGCCGAGTCGATCTCGGCCTGCGTCATCTTCATGGCCTTCGCCTTGGGCACGCACTTGGGGTACTTGCCCTCGTCGGCATCGCTGCGACCGCACGGCTCAAAGCCCCCACCCTTCTTGGGGCGGGAGAGGTCTACCCATTCTTCCTTGAACCAGCGTGAGAGGCCGCCGCTCGACTTGGCCATTGGTCTTCAGGACTTCTAGCGACCCGAGCGTCGAGGGTTTAGGAGGTTGGCGTCGATGCGCTCTTGCAGAGCGTCAATCCCTCGCTGAATCGACTCTCTCTCACCCTGCTGGTACAAGCCACCTTCTTGGTTCAAGGCACGCCGGAACTTTCCTTGCATCTCCGACATTTCCCAGACGCTCTTGAACTTTCTTTCGTTAGCCACACGCTCCTGAAGGGAGTACATCGACCCGCCGCTTTGGCCGCCTGCCCACGATCCATGACTCTTCTGGTCATGCTGGGCGTGCTTCTTCGTGCGTGCATGTTTTTCGATTGGCTGAGCCTGCTTGTGCAGCTCGCCCCAACTGAAGTCGCTCATCAGCTACCTGCCTTTGCTTCCTTCGGCATGATGCCGAAATCGTCTGCCCAAGAGTTTGCTTCCTTGAGCACATCCATGATTTCCATATCGACCACCCGAACCTTCATGTCCAAGTC